CCGATTGGCAATGCACAGAGATCCCGATAATGAATGCCGTGTGTTCTATGTGGGGGTAACCAGAGCCAAGGAAGCACTACATGTGGTGCAGCCACAGGACTATGGAGGATTTCATATATGAGTGCCCATAAAAAACAAATAGGAGGAGATCATTATAAAAGAATGGCAATTCAGCCAAGTCATTATATCGTCAAAAATAAGCTTGGATGGTACGAAGGAAACATTGTCAAGTATATTACAAGACACAGCATTAAGGGAGGAAGACAGGATATAGAGAAAGTTATTCATTATGCAGAGCTTCTTCTTGAGGATAAATATCCTAAATGCAGAGGACAAATACAGGGAGAAATTACTAGAAAATATGTTAAAAAATTAGCAAGGGAGGCTAAATGACGGGATTATTTCCACCAGCAGTAGATTCAGAATGGGTTGCTCCCACTACATTTCCAGACTTATCCACACGTGACCTTGTCACAATCGATTTAGAGACGTGTGATACGGAACTAATAAAGGCAGGTCCAGGATGGCCTACGAAACGAGGTTATGTGATTGGAATTGCTATCGCAGCTGATGGCTTTGCAGGATATTACCCTATCCGGCATGAGAGTGGTAATATGGATGAAAAGAGAGTTATTGAATATATTAAGTCCATATGTGAAGACGGTTCAATTGAGAAAGTGTTTCATAACGCACAGTATGATATTGGATGGCTCACTACCCTAGGAATAGAAGTTAAAGGAAGAATACATGATACCATGGTTGCGACTGCTCTTATCAATGAGAACAGATTTACTTATACATTAAATAGCATTGCAGGAGACTATCTAGGAGAATATAAAAATGAGATTAAGTTAAAGGAAGCAGCAGTATCTTTCGGTATAGATCCCAAAAGTGAAATGTATAAGTTACCTTCCCAGTTCGTAGGAGAATATGCAGAGGCAGATGCAAAACTTACCTTAAAATTACATGAAAAATTATCATCGGAAATTACCACCGATAGCCTACAGACAATCTATGATATGGAGTGCAGATTAATTAACGTGATCCTAAGCATGACGAAACGAGGGGTGAGGGTGGACATTCCAAAATCGTTGCGCCTTGTAGAACAATTCAAGAACAAGGAAAAGAAGTTAATAAAAAGAATAAATGAATTAACAGGGTTGCACGTTGAGATTTGGTCAGCTGCTTCCATAGCTGCTGCGTTTGATTCTTTGAATTTACCTTATGAAAGAACAGAGAAAACAGATTCTCCATCTTTCACTAAATTATTCTTGACAGATCATCCACATGAATTACCACGTTTAATTACACAGGCACGCGAGCTTAATAAATTACAAGGAACATTTCTTAATGGATTATTAAAATACCAGAAAGACGGGAGAATACATGCGCACATTAACCAAATACGCTCTGACAGTGGTGGTGCCATTAGTGGTCGTTTCAGTTATAATCACCCCAATTTACAGCAGGTCCCAAGCAGAGGACAATTCGCTAACAGCATTAGGAAACTTTTCATCCCGGAGAGCGGAGAATATTGGCTTAAAGCGGACTACTCGCAGCAAGAGCCCAGGCTTTTAACACATTTCGCGAGAACTGCGGACCAGGAAGGAGCAGAAGAAGTTCAAGAAGCATATCAAAAGGAAGATCTAGATTTTCATCAACAAACAGCTGATATGGCAGGTATAAATAGAAAATTAGCAAAAACAATAGGGCTGGGAGTCATTTACGGAATGGGGTATCATAAACTAGCCAGAGAACTGGACATGGAGCCCCAGGAAGCAAAGAAAATGATGAGCTCTTTCCATGAAAAAGTTCCTTTTATGAAAGGAATGCTGGAGTTTGTAATGAATAGAGCCAATGAGAGAGGGGTCATAAGAACATTACTTGGTAGAAAGTGCCGCTTTGATTTATTTGAACCAGTAACGTGGGGTGCGCATAAAGCTCTTCCTTTTAATCAAGCTAAAACAGAATATGGTTTTCCTCTTAAAAGAGCATACACCTATAAAGCTCTTAATCGTTTGATTCAAGGTTCAGCTGCAGATCAAACTAAGAAAGCAATGGTAGATGTTTATGAACAATTAGGAATAGTTCCTTTAATTCAGGTGCATGATGAATTGGATTGTTCCATCAAAAATGAAAAAGAAGCTAAGGATATAAAAGATATTATGGAAACTTGCGTGAAACTTCATGTTCCATCCAAGGTTGATACTGATATAGGCGAAAGTTGGGGGGGATGATGAACTGGTTATGTAGTACAATGCTTATATGCTTTTGTTTTAATCCAAGCATGACTTATATGAATAATGAGGAATTCATCACAAATGTGGAATCATGTGTCCTCCACTTAAATTCTATGGAAGACGAAGAAAACCGAGTTCCTGTTAATTTAGTGGTGGCGCAGGCCATTCATGAATCCGAGTGGGGACGTTCACGCTTCGCAGTTGAAGGAAACAATCTTATGGGAATTCGAACATTTGACTCAACAGATGACCAAATGAAGCCGCTTAATATACCTAATGCTAGCTGGGGGCTTAGGATCTTTGAGACTAAATGCGAATCCATATCTTATTATATTGATTTATTAAATAATAACCATCATTATAAAGACTTTAGGGAAGAGAGAATAAAACAGTATATCAGCGACTTAGTCGACCTTGAAAAGTTAGCGACGACACTTGCAATTTATGCTGAAGACGTATATTATACACAAAAAATAATCAAGACATTGAGAGAATTAAAAAACTATGAATAATAGCCGAAAACCCGGGTACCGAGCACAAGGCAAGAAAAGAGCTGATGGTGTCAAGCATAATTTTGCTATTAACAAGGAGCAGATGGAATATGAGAGAAGAAAACTTTTACAAGAAATGTCAACGAAAGTTGACAAAAAGCGCCTCAACAATATGGCAGCAGTTGCGGCGACTAAGGAGCCTGAGTACTTTGACGAGGAGGGAAAGAGAAAAGAACCAACATTACGTATCCTATCACTCGGTGCAGGGGTTCAGTCTTCCTGTCTCGCACTCATGGCACAGGAAGGACTAACAAAGCACAAACCAGACTATATGATCTTTGCCGATACGGGATGGGAACCGTCGTTCGTTTACGAGCACGTTGAATATCTTAAAAAGGCAATAACAATTTGCCCTCTCATTACAGTTGAGCGAAGCAATATCCGTGAGGATCTTATTCGAGCAGCAAGACCTATTAAGGGTAGTAATGAGGAGCATAAATCTTTCGCCGGACGTGTACCAAATCCACCACTATTTGCAGCACGTCCTGGTGGAAAGGTTGGAATGCTCTACAGGCAATGCACCCATGACTACAAAGTTATCCCCATACAAAAGGAAATGAGAAGAATTCTAGGAATTAAGCCTAGGCATAGAGTTAAGAAAGGAACAATTGTTGAACAATGGATTGGCATCTCAACGGATGAGGCGATGCGCATGAAGAAGGCCAGAATGTACTGGCTTGAATCTCGCTGGCCACTCATAGAGATGAAAATGTCAAGAGCAGACTGCCTTAGATGGTACAAGGAAAGGGGAGTGCACCCAATGCCAGGAAAGTCCTCGTGCATAGGATGTCCATACCATCATAATGACCAGTGGAAGAACATGCAGAAGAATTATCCAGTGGACTTTGAGGATGCATGCGAGGTTGATGATAAAATTAGACATGGATTAAAAAATACAACCGCTGAATTGTTTTTACATAAATCAGCCAAACCACTACGAAGTATAGACTTCCAGGAGAAGCCAAAACAAAAAGATCTCTTCGGAGAAACATTCGATGAGGAATTTAAGGATGAATGCGAAGGCCTTTGTGGGGTATAAGAAAGGTGAGGATTATGACCCGAAGAGAGTTAAAGCGGGCCCTAAAGGAGGGACGGCGCCTGAATTCAAATGTTTCAACTGTGATGAATGGTTTGACGGCAATGAATGGAGATATTCGCTCGATAAACATTGGTATCCTTTTCTTAAATATAAAATTAACTTTTTATGTAGTCCGGATTGCTCTCTGGAAATTTATGAAAAGCATAAAGATAAGTACGTAGGGCCGTGAGTAGAGCGGACTTGAAGAGAAAGAGACACAAGGGCAGACGAAAGGTCGGCTCTAATAAACGAAGAAATCGTAGGCGCATGCGTCTAGGATTAAAGGTAAGGAAGAAATAATGCAAACACAAGATAAAATAGTAGTATCCAAGGTTCCAATCCAGGACACCCGCTTATTCACCAAGAATTATGGAAATTCTCAGAATCTTAACAAACTTCTCATGAATGAAATTACCAAGCTGAGAGAAGAAGATCCTAAAGGACTTCCATCCAGCAATCAAGGATGCTGGAGGAGTATACATAAATACAAATGTGAAGTGGAGCTGTTCAAGCCTATTAGTATGATTCTTGCAAGTTGGACAGATCATTATTTTCCCAATATTCCATTGGATGCTGACATAACCTACTGGACAAATGTAAATGAGCCGGGGTCTTCTAACCTATTCCATACGCACTACATGGCTAATGCGGATTTATCCGGGGTTTACTATGTGCAAGGAGCTGGAACTGGAGTAATACGTTTTTCAACCCACGAACAACTATACCGTATGATTCCTCCACACATGCCACATGCCAACATGATTGGACATGATCCTTACGATGGAGATATATTATTATTTCCTTCTTATTTACTTCATGATGTCACTCCTAATCCTCATAAATCGCGACAGAGAATCAGCATTGCTTTTAATGCTACCCTTAAAAAGAAAAACACGGAAGGAGAAAAACGTGGAAAAACACATTAGCATAGATACCCTCATCCCCTTCGGGCCCGTTATACTAAGGACGACTATTCCTTCATATGTCGTGGACAATCTGAATGCGCACTGCGATGAAATACTCGGCGATCCGCAGAGATTAAAAGACTATGACTACTCAGCGCAACTAGCGGGGAATGTCAAAAGGGAATTTAAGCTTAGTGATAAATTCATTAAGAAAGAAGAAAATTTCTATAATATTTTAAGAAGCATGGCGCAACGTATGCTTGCTGTCGACCTACGCGGATCAAAAGATCAATTAAGTTTTGCTTATTTAAGGAATGCTCCTCCTGGCACTACAAATGTTGATAGAAAATATATTACAGGATGCCAGATCATCACAGTATGGTGCGTGAGCCAGTGGGCTGGGGATTTCAATCCACTGCACATTCACTCCGGTGATTTATCAGGTGTTCTTTACCTGAAGGTTCCAGAAGGACTGGCGGAAGAATACAAGAATGAGGACCACCATCCGGCAGTTGGTGATATCCAGTTCATTGCGGGAACGCCACAAGCATTCAATAGAAATAACATGCAAGTGTCTCCTAAGGTAGGAGAGCTTCACGTCTTTCCTGCATGGCTTCATCACACAGCCTATCCGTTCAGGACTCAAAATCAGGAACGTCGTTCAATTTCATTCAATATTGTCTACGATATTGACCTGGAAAAGTTTAAAAAAGA